ATCGATATGAGATTTATAGAGATGATTATAGTGTAGAAAATCCAAGTCCACTTACAAAAGCAAATAGGTTATACGATGCAAACTTTTACGTTCTTAATTCCGACTTTAAAGTTTACATTTGTATTGATAATGGATCAACAGGAGCTAATCCACTTGGAAATGTTTCACAAGATGAACCAACATTCACAGATTTAGAACCATCTAAAGCAGGTAACAGTGGTGATGGATACGTATGGAAATATTTGTTTACTGTTGCTCCTAGTGATATAATAAAATTTGACTCAACTGAATTCATAACTGTTCCTAATAATTGGTCAACAAGCAATGATTCTCAAGTTAGAGCAGTTCGTGAAAATGGTAACTCAGATGTCAACCTAAACCAAATAAAACATATTTACATTGAAAATCCTGGTAGTGGATATGCAGATGGATTAAATCAAGAGGTTGATATTATTGGTGATGGTGAAGGGGCAAAGGCAAGAGTTGACATAGAAAATAATACCATAACAAATATAACTGTTAGTTCAGGTGGTAAAGGATATAGTTATGGTATTGTAGATTTAG